CGGTGCGACCGCAGTGGAGGTGGTTGTTCTTCATCTTCACCAACTTGGCGTTGCCGATGTTCTTGTAGCAGACGAGCGGCGCTTCCCTGCTGCCGTTGCGTCTGTGGTCCCACCCGGCGCGCAGCCTTTCACACGGCTGTTTCTGGCAAACGATCGCGGAGACGCCTTTGTAGTCGTGGTCCTTGTACCGGGACCAGAGGGACGCGTCAGAGAACGCGTGGTAGGTCGGGGCGAATCCGGTCTCTGCGACGTTGATCGGGAAGTCGTTCACCCCGATCGTGATCTGTCCCTCGAGCGGTGAGTAGTCGAAGTCTACGAGGCTCGGCCCTGTCGCGAGAATGAAGACGTCGCGCCCCTCGTGACGTCCGTTCAGGGCTACAAGTTCGATCATACTTACAGAATGGGGGATGCCACCCGTGAGTGGCAACCCCCGACTGAAAGAAAAAAAGCCAGAGGGCGAGCCGCTCGTGCGACTTACCCTCCGGCTTCCCTCTGCCCTTAGTTGGACTGGATCTCGGCACCGAGGTTGGCGTCGAGAAGCTGCACACCGTAGAGCATGTCGAACCCGATGACGGTGCCCTTCAGCCCCGTCACGTACTGCTGAACCACGCGCATCGTCAACGCGTCGAGCGAGACGCTCGCGCCCGCCGCGCCCGGACCGGGCGGAGGCAGACGGCGAGAGGCGATCGTCATGACGTCGCGAACGAACGCCAGGGAGTGATCGTCACTCGCATCGTCGGGGACGTTTTGCGAGGTGAAGAAATCGAACCCGAACTTCCTTCCGAGGTTCGCGTTCACCAGCACCTCTCGACTGCCAGACATGTCTGCCTGGTGGAAGAGAGCGCGCTTCAGCAAGTCGTTCTCGTGGTTCGGTCCGAGAACGATCACCCTGCCCGCCTGCGGACAGAGCTGGTTGTCGAGGAGCGTCTTGGCGTCGACGATGTTGTCCTCGTCGACGCCAGCCGCCGCTCCGCCGCTTGCGACGTTGGCGACTGAAGTGCCATCAACGTCGGATCCAGCCAAAAACTCCGTGATGATGTCGCTGTCGACATCCTTGGAGATCGGGTGGATCGCAGGTTCCATGTACTCCTGCATGATGTTGGCGATCGAGACCGCCTTGGTGAAGTCCTCGAGCAGGAACTGCGTGTAACGCAGCGTGTCGAGGGTGACGGCGATCGTCGAGGTCTTCGCAATCTCGACGTTCGTCTGAGCGATGTCGCTGATCGGCTGCGGGTTGCCCGCAGCGGAGAGCCAGTTCGCTTCGATATGCGACTGGCCGCTCGTCGGGCTCCAAACCTGCGACGTCAGCTGTTGGTGCTTGCGGACGTGGACCTGATCGCCCCACTGGGCGAAATCATCGTCGTACTTGCGGTTGACGAGCCTCGCCATGAGGAGGTTCTCACGCAGGAACAACAGGGCTTCGGTTGCCCACAGCTCCGGCGTGACAGCGAGGCCAATACCGCTGGTAACGGCTGCTGGCATGTCTCAAAATCCAAACTTCTTGGCGACCTGCTGTTAGTTGACCGGCGACGCGACATCGAGCCCCTTGACGAGGCCCTTGTCGATCGCATCGCGGATCTTGTCTCTGTTTCCCAGGTAGAATTCCGGGTCGGCGATCTGTTCCGCGGTGAAGAGGTGAGACTTGCTGCCAGTGCCGGAATCCCCACCCGCTGGGGAGCCGCCGTTCGTAGTCTGCGTGCCCTTGAAAAATTCAGGACACGCGGTCTCCCTGGCAACGCGCGTGACGTACTCGTCAGCGGTCAATTCTTCTGTCCCGTGCTCGCCTTGCACGGTAGCGAAGACCCGCTGAGTCTCTTCATCCTGTTCCAGATCCGGGGAGATAACGCGGTAAGCGGCCTCGACCTTATTGCACTTGTGGCGAACGAGTGCTTCCTTGATCTCGGACTCGAACTTCTGCGTCTTCTCGCGCTTTGACGCTTCTTCCAGACTGGCGCTCATGCTGGAGTTGGACGTCTTCAATGCATCGACTTCACGTCGAAGCTTCACCAGCTCAGGATCCGTGGCCTTCTCCTCTTTCCCCTTACCCTTGTCCGAGTCGGGAACATGACCCGTGCCACCAGGGTCGGTGGAATCCGACAATCCTAATTTCTTGATTGCCGCGAGGAGTTCGGTCTTGACGCCATCTGACGCCTTCTGGATGTCTTCCCTGAGCCAGCGCTTTTGCGCGTTGAGTGACCCCGTAAGTACCTCGGGCGTGACGAACTTCTCCGCGCCACCTTCTGACGTGTTCTTGCCGTCGGCGTCGCCGCCGCCGCCCGTGTTCTGACCAGCCTTGTCCCCCTGGTCGCCTTGGGAGCTGTCGTTGTCGTCAGCCATGCTTTTCCTCTTGCAGTTGTAGAAACCACAAGGAGGGTACCAGACAGTCCAAGCATTTCAAGCATACCAAATACGGCGAAGATGTATCTGGTATATCGAATAGCCCTTATCTCGTAGTGCTCTTCGCCTTCGGCCTTTGCGTCGGGACGGGACGCTTCGCGCCTGGCGGCTGGGGGCCGCTCGGGCCCTTCGGGCGCTTCGAGGCTGAGCGCGGCGGCGCGCCGTTCGCTCCGGCCGGCTGCTCTTTCCCACCCGTGCCGTCAGTGCCGAGGTTCTTGTTCCGGTCGACCTCGCCAGTCGGCCCCGAGCTGCTGCCGTCGGCGACCTGCGAGGCGCTGCCGATGAGCGGGTTGTCCTCGATCTCCTTGTGGATCTTGTCCAGCTCCTCGCGGGGAATATCCCCGACGAGAGCGGCGGCCCAGCGGCGCTGCATAGTCCGCGCGAAGGTCTCGGAGTTGATCTCCATGCCGGCCTTCGTCGTCTGCTCTGCGAGCCCCTCGACGGCCGCCACATCGAACTCCTCGGGGTAGCCAATCGAGCCAGAGAAGTCGAACGGGGAGTCACCCTTGCGCTCCTCGGCAGGCGTCATCATGAACGTGACGAGTCCGAGAATCCTCTCCTCAATCGACTCCATGACGTCGGCGATATCCGAGAGCTGCCTGGCTTCGGAGGTGCCGAAGCTCCAGGCGCGAGAGACGCCGGAGCCCTGGTAGATCGTGTTGCCGCTCTCCACGACGCCCATCGGATCGATGTTCGCCTGGCGGTAGATCTGCTTGCGGCGCTCCTCCACAACCCGGTGCAGCGCCTCGAAGGCACTCGACGGGGTGTCGACGTAGCCGACCTCCTCTTGCGCGCTGGGGTCGAGCTTGAGGAACGTCGAAGAGCCGACGCCGATCGAGGCGAGGGACTCGCTGACCTTCGCCCAGAACGTCGGGTGAGCGTGGACGTGCGTGTCGTAGGCGATATCGCTCTCGGCGCGGAACTTCTGGATGTCTGCTCGCGCCGAGTAGCGGATCAGCCCGTGGCCGACCATCGGCGCGATCTCGCGCGGGTAGTAGTCGACGACCATCGGCACGACGCCGAGGTCGTGAGTCCGCGCGCCGCTCGTGTCCATGAGCACGAGTTTGCCGTCATCTTCGAGGAAGTCCCACCACTGGACGCCACCGGTCGAGTACTCGATGAAACGCGTCCGCTTGCCGTACGCCCCCGTCTCCGGAGAGCGGACTGGCCTCTCTTCCTTGATTCGACTCATCAGGAGATTCCCGATGTCGTCGACGTCCCAGTCGATCACGCTCAGCGGTGAGTACTGGACGATGAAGGGGCGGATGCCGGCGTCCTGCTCTTCAGCTCGAGTCGGCGAGCGGCCCTCGCTCTCGGCGAGCTGGAGGGGGCCGGGGTCAGTCGCTTTGATGTTGATCAGGACGCGGATCGTCCCGTAGGCGAGCAAGTCCCGAGCGATCTCCTCGATCACGTAGTCCCAGTTGTGGCCCCGGAAGTCGGCGTCTCTGAGGAACGGCTTGATCGCGTCTGGGAGCTTGTCGCGGCGGGGCTTGCGGTTGAACAGCGCGCCGAGCAGCTTGTCGATCGCCAGCGGGCTCTCGGGGATGAACTCCGAAAGATCCACGCGGAAATCGTAGAGCCCCTCGTCCTCCTGGACACCCCTCGGAAGGTACTTCTTCTTGTCGACCTCGGCGTCGCCGACGACGTCGCGGTAGAGTTCCCAGGAGTCCTGCCAGTCTTCGTAGCCAGGGTGCTTCTGGTCCTTCTCTTCGAAGAGCTTCTTGACCGAGGTCTGCGTTTCCGCCATGGGATATCCTTGCTATGAGCCGCCTGATCGCCGCAGCGATTCTATCAGACAGCCCGCAAGGTACTCCAGTCAAGACGCGATGGCGAGCTGCTGGCGATCTAAATGTGTCGCCAGACTTCGCGGCGAACGACCATCCCGATCAGCTGGTAGCAGACTCCGTATTGCGCAGCCAAGAGCACCTGGGTGGATCCAGCCTCGCAAGCAGCTCGGACCTCAATCACATCGCCCTCCGTCAGCTTCGCCTGGGCGTGCTCCTCACCCCTAAAGAATGGAGTTACCTCACCCCGCACACCGCACCTCCAGTGATTCGGATCAGGCGGCCCGGAACCTCGATCGCTCGTTCGAGGTGCGCGTAGCCGACGTTGAAGAAGAACATGATCGACGGGTAGTTCGGAGATCCCCCAGCAGTGCCGTCAGATTTGAGATACCTGATCCGTTTCCGGAAAAGGAACATCGCCTCGCAGTCCGGAGAGAAAATCTTCCACCAATACTCTTGCTCCCACCTCGCCGAAGCTGCGAGGAGCAAGGCATGCGGAGAGTTCGCGTTCGCTTCGGCTGACTCGACAACCCGGCTGATGCAAGGCCCAAGCTGTTTTCCGTAAGGCGGGTTGGCGAAGCAGTTGTCGATGTTGAGGGGCCAGTTGTGGGAGAGCGCATCATCCTCCTTCGTGAAGACGCGCCGAGCCATCGTCGGATTTTCCTTGGTCGAGAACGGGTCAAGGTCGATGTCGCGGCCGAAGACTCTCCGGACCATCCCGAGCACGTAATCCGGCGTGAACCACTCGACACTTTCGCACTTCCGGTCGCTCAGATTATTCGCCGGCACTCTTCTTGTCTCCCGGGTAGCCGCCCTTCAAATGCGCGAATCGAGCCTTCTCCTCTTCGGTCGGAGGTAGCTCCTTCGGCTCCTCGGTGAGCCACTTGTGGTCGAGCTTCACCCTGTTGATCAGTCGCTGGTCGCCGGACATCTTGATCGGCGCCCAGCAACACGGCGAGCCGCACTCCCAGCAAACGACGAACGCCGTGCAGTTGTGTCGCGTCGAGCGCCGAACGTCGTAGCGATGCTTGCCACAGCACGCTGGCCACTTCGAAGCGAAATAGGGTTTCTCGGGAAGGAGGGCGCTCCCGTCTTCATGCTTCCGCTTCGGACCCTTCTCCTCCCGGCCCATCAGCCGGTCCGCTATGCTCATCTGCTTCCTCTAAATCTCGGAGCCTCTCGAGCACTCCGTTGAACTCGTGACTGCGCAACGCGCCCAGGTCGATGTAGGCGCTAATCCTCTTCTCGTGACTCTCGATCAGGCGGCGAAGAATGTCCATCTCCCTCCGAAGGCTCCTGACCTCTTCCCTCAGCCTGGCGTCTTTCTTTTCGTTTTTCATGCAGCTGGTTTTGCGAGCGACCGGGGAAGGCTCCCTCAACTCCGTCCCTCGTGTTGTTCATCATGAACGCGAGCGGCGGCGACGGAATTCCCCCGGTGTGCTCGCGCCACATCGCTTCGACGTCCTTGCCGTCGTGGTCGCGCTGGAGATGCTCGAACTGCTCCATCTCTCCGGGCAGGATGTTGCGCGCGGAGGCGAGGAGGGTCTGCCAGCAGTCTGTGCGCAGGTGACAAATGGAGCAGAAGCCTGTGTCGTGTCGGAGGTTCTCGAGCGGCATGCCGCTCTTGCGCGCAACCCACGCCGTGCCGTAGCCGTAGAACCCGACGCACTTCAGATACTCCGGGTCGATCATCTCGAGGGAGAGTTCAGACTCGCTCACCGATCATCCCCAGTAGCTCGACAGGTACCACTTCGCTTCCGGGTTCGCGTGCGGAAAGAAGTCGCCGACGAACGCCCGGAAGTTGACCAGCTCAATCTCGCTGAACTTCAGCTTGTCCGGGAAGATCTCTACGGGTGTCCCGCGGCTTGCAGTCTGGCATGTCGACGGGACCGCGATCACGTAGATCGGGTGCTCGCCCGAGCAGACGTTCACGACCTCGAACGGGGCCGGGTTCTCGTTCTTCCAGTCGCTCTCCTCCTTCATCCACGCGTCGACTCTCGGGTCGTCGTGGTCGAAGCCAGGCTTGTATTCTCCGTGCTCGTCGTACGGATCCTCGAGCTTGTGACGAAAGCCACGGACCTCAGCCTGCCACTTCTCCCAGTCACCGTCGAAGTCGCCGTCGTCCCACGGCATCGACGTCTCTTCCTCGAAGAGCACCCCGAAGCAAATCTGCCCGTTAGTCGATTGTCCCATCTGGCTTGTCCTTTCCTTTCTTTGCGCAAAGCTCTGCGGCGAACGCGAAGCCGCAGCGAATTCATATGAATTCGGTTCGTCGATCGAATAATTGACCGCGAAGAAGCTCAGTTCGAGCGTTCACGCCGTCACCGAGGACGCGCGACTGAATTCGTAAGGGGCAGTTCCATAAGCGGATAGGCTCTCGTGCCAAGAAAGAGCGGGGACCTTTCTTGGCACGCGCTCGTCTGGCGTTTCGCGCCTCGTCGTGCGTATGGTTTCTCACGTACCAACACGACACGGAGACGAACCATGGACACGACGAAACTTGAGTCGAGAGTGAGGCGCGTTCTCCTCCGCCCCGAGGAAGTGGCATTCGCCCTCGGTGTCTCTCGTAGCACGGCTTACAAAATGATCGCGACCGGTGCGCTCCCAAGTGTCCGCGTCGCTGGAGTCGTCCGAGTCCCAGCAGCCGCCGTCGAGGCTCTCGGACAACTCGAGGAGAATCCAGAGGAGGCGCGCCAGTGAGCACGCGCACGAAGGGTAAAGCCGACCGCGTCACCGCCGATGTCGAGGAGATCGGTCACGCGGTGAAGGAGCACAGCGCAAGGGAGAGGGCCGCCGCGCCCAGCGCGATCCAGCCACCGTAGAAGTGGAACGCGAAACTGAAGATCGCGAGCAGCATGCCCAGCACCATGAGCGTGTGCCGAGTCTCTGAGCCCTCCGTCTTCCGCTTCCTCGCCATCTCCATCAGGTACTCGATCGCGTAGGCCTGCCCGACCTGCCTCTCCCTCTCGGTGTACTCCTTCGCGTCGCTCATGTGAGGGTGACCCAGCGACGAGCGCACGCCGCAACGTGGGTGTGGTTGCCAGATTTTGCAGCTGCCTCCTTGCGGAAC